CTGTACTTCCATCTCAGCAGCCATTTCTTTCATTCTTACTTGTACTTGTTGTTGAATAGCTTTTAATTGTTCTTCATTAGGAGGTATTCTATAAAAAACATTCATATATGAAATTTTTATTTTTTCATACAATTCAAACAACTCTAATGTTGACTCATGCTCTCCAGAAGAATCAATTCCCATATCTTCTGCAGTAGAATCATCTCTTAAGAACAACTTTTGTTCTTTATCAGATATTGATCTTTCTGAATAAGAATCATCACCCTCTATTGATGAAGCAGCATTAATTTTTCTTTTATGCTGAGGAAATAATTTTACTACATGACTTTTTGGAAGAACTTTTCTTATTAATACATAAGATGCATCTCTAAACATCATATCTCTACATTTAGGATCTACATAAATATCAAATGGTTCAGGTTGTTTTAATACTACTTCCCCCATACCATTATCTTTATCGGGATCTACAGTAACAAGTATATATCCAATTGATTTAGTTATTGCATCATTAATTGCATTAGAATACAAAGCAGATCCATCAGACAAGTTCCATATATAATCAGATAAATCTGAAAATACTGCTGCTACATCAGAGTCACTCCCTTCTACACCAATAGCTTGCCATCTAGGAGTATTAGCTGTTGCATAGAAATTTAACATTTCAACTACAGGTAATATCCTGTTAATTGTAAATGTAGGCATACCCTGATCTTGTAGAGCAGATTTTTCTTCATATGAAAGTTGTTCATCGTGAGAAAATTCATATCCTTTTTGATTAATAAACTGCCACTGACTACGTGTCCAGTTATTCGATAAGTTATATAACTCTCTTATTTGATCTACTTTTTTCTTTTTAGCCATTATTTATTCTCAAATAGTCCTGCCAATAAATCTGTTACTACATCTACTATTTTTTCAAATAGTTCTTGTTCTTTATCTTCAGGTATAAAAGGAAGATTAATTTTTTCATTAATAGCAGAAGCTATTTTTTCTTCCATTTCTTTTGAGTTTAAAGCAGACATCATATCGTCTTTTACTTTATCTGCTTGTGCTTCAGCAGCTGCTACTAACATTGATTTTAAATCCATATTATATTCCTTATCTTTTTTTCTTCCTCTTTTTTCTTTTAGAGGTACTGTATTTTCTTTTCATATTACCTGTCTTTAATTTACTTGAATCCTTAACAGATAAATTTTTTGATGTTATTACTGATGTCATTATGCAACCACCCAATCTCTTGCTTTAGGTTTCTTTTTATACCAATTACCTTTTTTATCTTTACCAGCAGCCATAGGTGGATTAGCAAACTTACATGCATAAGCTAACGCATCTATAGTATCATCATGAGCCATCCTTGGTCCAAAAGTTGTTATTTCTCTATGTAAATCATAATGTGTTTTTTTAATATGTATCTGTCCAATAGAAAATCTTTGAGCTAATATTTCCTGTATTCTATCTCTTTTACTCATTCTATTTCCTGGCTTTTCTGCTTTACATCCTACAGAAAAATCATTTCTTCTTCTCATTTCTGAATTAAGAGCTTGAAATATAGGTTTACTCATTGTTGTATCTTCAACTGTAAATAAACTTGGTTTATATGTTTTCGCATATTGAAACATATAATCTACAATACCCATTTTATTTTCTCCAGGTATACCAAGTACTGGTATAGATTGTTTTCTAATATAATCTAAAACATATATGCTATTATCTGGAGTAACTGCTACAGCAATAAGAACAGAGAAGTCGGAATCTCTTCTTGCTGAATCTGTAGCAGGATCTACTCCAACATACACACTACAAGGTTCATACCCTTGGTTGTTAGCATCAATAAAAGATAAGCCAGTTTCATCATCTACATAAAATTTTCCATCCCAATATTTTATATGATCTCTAGTAAATATTGCATCTTCTGCACTTTGTACTTCCATCATATATTCTTGATAAAACTTTTGAGGGGTGCCTGAATCTTGATAAAACTTCTTTTTTCTTTCCATCTCTTTTAGTCCAAACCAATCCGACCATAAAGGAGTTCCATCTTCTTGTAATGCTTTATATGTTATCACGTGCCAACTAAATTTTTGTTTTTCTTTTAAAGCTTGTTGATATCCTACTAAAATCTTTTGTATAAATGCATCATAATGAACAGGAGTTCCATTTATTCTCAATCTTCCTGTTTTTGGTTCGAGTGCTGGAAAGACAACTGCTGTAACAAGGTTAGAGATTTTCGCACGACTTTCAGGAGTAATAGTATTGTTTTCATCTTCAAAATCATCCAATACAATGAGATCGTACCTCTTATGGAGTTTTGCTCCACCTCTTATACCAGAAAGATTTGATTTGGAAATAAGTTTACATCCATTTGTAAGTTCAATATCATCTTCAGTCCATTTCTTACCTTTTAGATCTCCAAAATAATACCTTACTTTATCATTATATTCAATATGATATTTAATGTAATCAAGGTTGGGAACGGATATCTTTGAACTAGCTGCAACCCAACCATAAAATAAAGGTTCTTGAGTAAAAACAAAGTCATGCATGATACTACATTTTGTAAGAACTGTTTTCCCATGTCCCCTAGGCAGAATAACTGCTAATTGTCTAATATCCAAATCATTTACAGCGTCCGCTACTTCATAATGAAAAAAAGGTGTTTCACTTCGCATAAAGTCATCAGGTAAAAATAACTTACCAAATGCAATTAAGTCTTTATGTGCAAGTTTTAGCTCTTCTTCAGCTTTTGATACATTTTTTGTGTTAAAATTAGCCATTTAACGTACCTTATTATACAAAATATAAGCTAAACAAGTCAAAATGTATAAGTTAAAAACATTTTTTAGTTAGAAGTGACGCTAACATAAGCCATTGGAATAATATTAGGCATCATATATGGAGAAAATTCTGCTTCAGATACATATTCCCCCCAAATTTTCTTTCCACCTTCAATTCTAATAGGTTGAACACCTACCCATAAGACTGAATCGTTATCATCTACTACATATGCATGAAAGTATGCATCATACTCACCTTCTTCTAATGAATATATATAATACGTAAATACAGGTCTCCAGGTATTCACACCTGCTTGTTCAGCTTCAGCCCAAAAATATATAGGTATTCTACTATCAGTATCCACCACCCTACGTTCTACAGTAAGATACTTATCCTCGCAACTTGAATAACTAAGAGCGAGAACACCAAATAATATTAAGCATATTATAAATTCAAGTATTTCAACTATTTTCAATATGAAGAACTTTTATTTACTTTTTTAGATATTTTTCTACCAACATTTGAAGAATCTTTATCTAAAAATTCTTGCATTTGTTGCATTTCAGATTTCATGATATGTTCTGGTCCAAACTTTTTCTTTGCTGTTTCTATCATTCTATCTTCAGTCCAATATTCTTTTTCATAAAAACTATTTACAGCTTGAATTGTTTCACGATCATACATTCCAAATTGTTTGCCTTTTCCTACTTCTGGATAATAATATTGTAAAAGTTTTTGTAAATCTCTCACATTTTTATTAGTCATTCCTTCTGGTTCTTGAGTTCTTTGATAAGCTGCATGTAATTTATCATCATAAACTGCTTTTTCTTTTTTTTCTATTGGCATACTAATCCCCTTCTAGTTTTAATTCATTTCTAGCAATTCTTCTTAATTCATTGAATGCTTTTAAAGTTTTTTTATAATATTTATTATCTTTAGGTATACCAAGTCTATCCATCTTTGCAAGATTAGAATATGCTTGCACCATATATGGAAATGATTCAGTCCTTGTAAAATGAGGTTTTTGATGGTAACCATATAAAACATCTATTAATCCATGTCCAAAAGCTTCATGATGCACAACATTTCTAGGAGTTCTTTTAAATCGTATTTCCTCACTAATTAAATATGGATTATCTTCAACTGAAGACAAGTTCTTATCTTTTTCAAAATAAATAGTAGCTGTTGGATCGCTCATTTTATAAACAGATCTATCTGATTCTAATTCAATATCTTTTTTTGTTACTTTATCTCCAACAGTTTTACGGTTATAGAATCCAGAATAACCTGTTTCTTTTCTTAAACCATGCACTTCTTTAACTGGAATACCAGCTACGTGTTTTGAATATAACTCAGGTACATCAGGTCTATTAAAAAAATCTATAAGATAATCTACAATAGCAGCACTGTCAGCAGGTTCTACATAATCTCTTACTTTTTTTCCGTCAGGCATTTTCTATTTATGTACTTTCTTTAAAAATTCTTTAGGGATACCATCTTGAAAAATAATTCTTTTATTTCTAGGCATCCTACCTTTTGGAACAATCTCTATTGCATTCTTTTCAAAAAAAGATTTAGGCATTTCAAACTCCAAAACTAGCCCTTTTGCTCCTTCTGTATACCTTTCGCTTGATGCCCATTTCTTACTATCAGTTACCCAGATAGCAGTTTTTTTTATTGGTAAATCAGCCCAATTTTTTGATCCTCCTCCTCCTATAAATTTTCCATCTTTAACCATTCCACCCGATAACCACCCTACATCTTCTATTCCTTCATCTTTATATATACTTTTTTGTCTTTTTTTAAACCATTGTGGAACACCTCTATACAAAGTTACCATTTCTTCTCCAGCTTCTTTAGCAGCTTTTAAAGCTTTTTTACCTGAAACCATTTGACCTATTACTGGAATAGCTGCAGCAGCAGACCAAGCTGCATCCCCAAACTCTCCTTCTAAAGCATATAAGGTAGCATCTGCTAAATCGGCTATATTGCCAATACCAGGAGTCATTCCAGCTGCCATTAATGCATTATGGATAGATTTTCTATCTTTTGGAACTTCAGCATAACTATTTA